CTTTATCCTTTCCTAATACATCTTCCTGCACTGAGCGAGGTTGTTTTTTGAGCCATTCGCCATATGTTGTATCAGATGGTACCATGCCGCCTGATGCTGCACGCTTGCCGCTTGGCGGTGGTTCTAAATCTTTAATGCCTAAATCTTTACCAAGCTGTTCATAATCAAGCACCGGTACTGTTGTTGATCTGCAATTAAAATGTTGTGGCGGTGTTGGCCCTTTGCCATATTCAAACTGACGACCATCTAAGGCGCGACATCTTGCGCTGGTTCTGGTGTCAAGTGTTGCGATGTAACGATATTTTTTAGTAATGTCTTGGTTTGATTCATATACTTGTTGGCTGGCAGCATTAGCGACTTGATTAATGCTTGTACGCACAAGTGCCATGATCTGGTTGTTAGCTACAGCGGTAAGTTCGCCCCCAGACGCAATAATACTTTTAATGCCAGCAGCGCGGAGTTGCCTTGTTGTAGTTGCTGCTTCACCAAATATCAATCGCTGCTCGCTGCGCTCTAACCTGCCAATCAATCGCTTTGCGATATCAGGTGTGGTTTCACCTGTCAGAAGCCCATTGCGCACTACCTGCCCAAATCGTTCAGATTGATCAACGGCGATACCACGGAATGCTTTACTTACCACCTCACCGTTAGGCAGCGTGATTGTTGCGCCTTTTGCTGCCGTGAGGTTGAATGTCCCAGTGACTGCTTGATTGGCTAACGCTTCCACGCCATAGACGGATTTATATAGATCATCCGACAATGCCACGACATTAATCTGTGTCGGATCAGTTGTAACTACTGATTGCGCAAACTGTGGGCTGATTTCAACTGTATTTACTATAGTGCGCGCTCCTGCCGGTAATGCCTTGCGTAGTTCATTAGTAACGAAATCTGATTGGAGTTCTGCTAAGCCTTGCAGTTCGCTTGCAGTGATAGCAGTACTATCGCCCGACCATGTATTAAGGCTGTCTTTGAGCTGGGCAAGTATTGCACGTAACCTTGCCGCTTTTACTGGTGCTGCCAGCTCATCAATTGTTCGTAGTTGGTTTACAGCATCAATAATAATATCATTGTAAGTTGTAATTACTTGGCGGCCTACACTATTGCTATAGCGGTTTAAATCAATCGCGTTACGAAATAGGGCTGCCGGTATCGTCATTCAGCCCTCCATTAGCAGTTGCGCTTAATTCTTGTTCAACATCAAAATCATCGCCTAACACTTCACCGTTAGCAAGTTGTTCCAGTAATGTTTCTTGCGTAATGGTGCCAGCGGTATAAAGCTGGAGCAATGCTTGAATCTCCTGAGGTTCTAGCCTTGCGCCAATAAAATCACGATTTACCAAGCAACTGCCAGCCGCTTCAGTAGTGCCAAGGTATTCAGCATGAAACCTCAAGCAGTTATCAATCATGTCTTGCACGTTTTGGGCTACAACTTGCATCGTCGAATCGCCTTGGCTGCGGTCAATACGTTTTGCTTCCGCCGTTTCGGCGCTTAACTTCTGGCCTAATACTGCTGATAGCCCAAGTTCATTAATCTGCACTGCAAGTTGCTCTAGTCGTTTGAATTGGTACTCAAAACTTGCACCACCTGGCTCTATAAATTCCGCCCTTCCATTCTCGGGAAATGCAATAGCCTCCCCTGGGCCTGCTGATACCTCTTCCGCTGCTGACGGAAAGCCAAAGAATGCTAACATCGGCACTGCTGAGATATGTAGCTGGTTGTCAAGATCTGATTGTATTTGATAGGTTTTAAGGTTTAGTTCTGCAATATCTTCTAATGGTGGCCTTGATTCTAAATAACCAACGCGGTTGCTGTATGCAACGCTAAACGGTATCTCGCTAAGGCTTGTGTTACCTTCTTCTACAATTTTAAACTCGCTGTTATCTTGCTTTTGATGTAGCTCATATGCGCCTGGTGTTAAGACCCGAACTTGCTGCACTGCTTTCTCACCGTAATCACCATCAGGCACAATCACTGATTCTAATAAACGCAACATTGTCAGTTGTTGCTGCCCGTCTTTTGCTTCAGTACGCCAGCCTAAAATTTGCCGTGGTGTGTAGGTGCACCAATACGGCCTGCCGCCATCTGATGGTGCGTCAACTAGTGTTCCAATGTGGCCGTAACGTACCAACTTGCGTGCAGTTTCATATGTCCAGACATTTAGATCATTTCCCTGCAAATCAACGTCAAATAGTTGTTCACGTATGCTGTCGCTGGTATCATTTAACCTGACGGGTTTACGTGTTAACATCCCTGCCAACATCCGCTCTAAACGTTGATAGTAAGGCGGAACTACGCTACGTGCTAGGCGATTATCGTAAGACTCATCTTGTTCTCTAGGCTCTTGCGGCAGGTAGCGGCGATGCCTGCGCCTCATTCCATAGGTGCCTTGCATTAAATCTTCAATCAGCATCCAATGTGGCTCTTGCGCAAACCACGCGCTGTTCGCATCGTGCACCTTTGTGACTTTACGGTCAGCATTAGACCGGCTGTACAGGTTCGGACTTGAATACATGCAACCGGCCTTTTGTTAATAGATTCTAATGCCTGTACCGCGTCCAGCCCCAGCATGTAGCGGGTTGAACTCACGCCATACTAGATAGCCGAGCGCGTCTGTCATGTGATCGTGTCCGCCTTCCTTATCTGGTGCGCCGTTAGAGCTATAACATTGCAGTTCTAAACATTCAATCATGCGTTTGCAGGTATGGCTGATATGCAACCTGTGTTCACCTTTACCATTTTCAAGTAATGCCTGCACTGCCGCGACACGATCGCGCACAGGCGGATTTGCTTTAGGTGATTGGTTGCTGATGCCATATTGCCCCAATATCTGAATATCGGTTTGCGTCGCATTGGTAGAACGATTACCGCCGCTTGCGTCTGGATAGCCATAAAGCCTGTGGGCTGGATATCGCCTGCGGATCTCGGCACCTAAAGCATCAGTATCATGCGCACCTGATATCTCATCAATGATTACTAAGCCTTTGCCGCTACGAATACCAATAACCGCCGACATATTACCGATGTTAAAGTCAACGCCAATACGCAATGGTTCTTCACTGTAATCTGGCAATTGCGTTACTACATGTTTTGCTCTATCAAACCTATCGTAAACAGTGCCAGTCGTAAGGTTTATAAACTCGCCATCAAGGTAAGCACGTAATAAGTTTGGGTCGTAGTTAGCTTGCAACCGTTCAATAAAATCAGGCGGTAGGTGCGGATTATCCGCAGTGCGCATTTTGATTAGCTTTCGATCAGTACGTGATAATGCGTCCTCACTGGCAAACGTATTGAACATCCAGCGGAAGCCTTCTGGTGTTGATGCAGCACCAAATTGCCTTACGTTGCCAGCACGTAAGCGACCAAGGATTTTAGGAAATGCACGACTCGCGATAGACGGCGCAACAGTATCGATTTCATCTGCTAATACCCAGGCTAAGTTTAAACCGATAATACGTGTCCAGTTCTCAAAACTACGACACAAGATCTTGGTATCACCCAGTGGTAAGTGCAGCACATATTCAGGTAATGGGCTAGCGCGGAAACTGTACGGGATGCCATACGACTCAAGGAAATCATCAAAATCCGCCTGCCATATGTCCCGAATTAGCGGACCAGTCGGCTCCATTACTAACCCGATAAAGCCTTGATTTGCTGCTGCAAGGAAGCAAGCCTTAGCGCATAATGCTCGGGTCTTACCTGCGCCATAGCCTGCTGATACGCCAAGGATTTGGGTTGTATGGTCATTTACAAAATCAAGCTGGCCTGGATGTAAATCGGCTTGGATTTGTATTAATGTATTAGGTAAATTAAATGCTTCAATATATGTTCGGTTTAGTTCAATTTCTGCTAGTCGTTTAAGAATCTTCGACATCAACTAACTGCTCGCCTGTTTTTGATTGTATCCGCAACAGTAAATCACGTTCCTGTTCTGGTGATAACTCAGATTCTGCTAATGCCTGCACTGCCAGTTCAATGCCTTCTTGCCTAGCGCGAACGATTGCAGCATTATCGCTGTAATGCTTACGAAATGCCGGCGAATGCGTAAGCATCCATTGCGCATCTCTAGTATTGCCTTCATCTGCTGCCTTTGCAATAATATTAGCCAGCCGCATTCCACCTTTAGCTCGGCCTTCGTCAATAGCTTGCAAAAGCAGAATTTCTAGCTGTGTGCCTTTATCTGTTTTTGCGTTAGCGATCCATTCGTTAATTGCTCGATATGAGACGCCAACAGCGGCTGCAATGTGCTCTAGCGGTCCGCCAAATTCAGATAAAATACGCACCTTTTCTATAAGCTCATAATTGAGCTTATAGTGTTTGCGCATTAAATTAGCCATTAGTTCCTAACTTGTACAGGCATGATAAGGTAAGTTTGGCTGCTATCGGCGGGATTTGTCAATACCACAGGAGCAGTTGAGCTATTTGCATTAATTGTAATGGTATCTGTAGCAAATGCTCGTAGGCCATCGCAAAAATATGCAGGATTAAACGCAAGCATTGGCATGCTGCCG